CATTAGATTCCCACAGATATCTTTTTCTGGACAATCTCAATGGAAAAAAGTACAAGAACTAGCTAACTCCATTGGGTATGCCTGTCAAGTAATTGGGGTAGAACTTCATTTTCATCCGATAGATGTCATGTTACAAAAATTCCTTACTACAATTCCTGTGCTAGCTTTCTTGGAACGCGACATACCAGCTACGGCTCAACCTATGTCGCAAACGTTAGACCACTTTGAGAGTACCCAGGGTGACTTTGGAAACTTCCAGGGCAATACCAAGTCTACAAAAATTGTAGGGGGAGTTGACCCAGTAACAGGCAAAATTTACAGAGCTACTTCTTCGCCAGCTTCTGTAGGAAAAAACATCAGAACAAAAAGTAAAGACCCACTATTCAGCTATGTTGACACAGACACGGTTGTCCTGGACAAAATAAGTGCACAAAGTTTATCCGATGCAAAAGCTAAGCTGTCTAAACTTTCTATTCCTGGGTACGGGTTTGGGCAAGGAGACCCACGAATTGCTCCTTGGAGAACCATCCAGATACAAGGAACCGCTGTTGCAAGTGATGGATTTTGGGTTGCGTCAAAAGTTGTCCACACTATGCTTACTGACAACAGGTACACCGTGGAGTTTGAGTGTGTAACTGACGGTACTGGCGCCAATAAAAGCTCTATTATTCCAGGAGCCCCCACAGTAAACTTAACTGAGGCGCTTACAACAGGTGCAAACAGACCTACAAGGTATAAACTAAGTAACTCAGCACCTATGACTAATCAAAGTTTAACGGGGTATAACGTTGTTCCAAGAAGGTGGGTAACAGCATAATGGCTTCTGAAAAAGCAATCTCGTTACCTTTTTCTATTGACACTTTTGGGATGATAGGCAGCACCTCAGAGCAACCAAAGATTTGGGCAGATAAAGTGCGCTCTGTAATAGGTACCTCTATTCGTGAAAGAGTTATGCGTCCTACATTTGGGACTTTAATTCCTTACTCGTTGTTCAATGGTGAAGAAAACGCACTGCTAGAGGTAGCGGATGAGACTAGAGAAGCTTTTGGTAAAAGGCTTCCTTTACTAACTCTAATAGACGTAACTGTTGAGCCAGGAAGTGCGCCAGGTGAGCTAACCGTAGATATTACCTACAGCCTTCCAAACCAAGAAGTGCAGAAAACTTCAATAGGATTTATTAACATTCAAGGTATACTTCCAGCGTATGAGGAGAGATTATGAGCATAACACCAGTTTCTAACATCCCTATTTCAGTGGATTACACAGGACGAGACTACTACTCTATCCGTGAGCAACTTATAGCCCGAATCCAAGACCGTATACCTGAATGGACAGCATCGGACCCTGCTGATTTTGGCGTAGCTATTGTAGAAGCTTTTGCCTACATGGGAGATTTAATTTCCTATTATATAGATAGAACAGCAAATGAGTTTTCTCTAGCAACTGCTACCCAGAGAAACAGCTTACTTAATATTGCCCAAACTTATGGGTATATACCAGCGGGGTACCGCAGTGCTTCCGTAGAAGTAACTTTTTTTAATAACAACACATCTGCTTCTTCCGCAAGCTTAACAGCAACTGGAAATGGAACTACCATAACCTACGTTGGAAGCAACACATTTGTAGTAAACGGTCTTGTAACGGTATCTGGTTTTAGCACATCTTCTTTTAACGTAGCAAATGCCGTTATCACTTCTGCTTCATCAACACAGTTCACTGTTGCTGTGACGGGAGTCAGCGGTACTGCTTCTGGTACAGGAACTGCAGTTATGAGCTACCCTGCAGTTACAATCCCTGAAGGAACTGTTGTTAGTGGAGATGTAGTTACAGCCGACGTTGTAACACCTATTTACTTTACGACCACAAGTGACTCTGTAGTGTTTTCCTCTGACACAGATACAGTTTTTGCAGAAGAAGGGCGTTACATCAACGTTGTAGACTCTAATGCTGATTTTACTTATGGGCAACAAATTGGCGTCTCGTCTCAAGCTCCTAATAGCGTATTTGAGCTACCTAACACCCCTGTAGTTGAAGGCTCTATATCTGTGTACATCCAATACGGAACTGCGTACGCTAAATGGACGCAAGTTCAACATCTATTAGACTACGGTCCAAATGATTTGGTTTACACAGTCAAGTCAGACGAAAATGATGTTGTCTCTATTTATTTTGGTGACGGAGTTTCTGGAGCAATTCCCGTGAACAGCTCTGTGATTCGTGCAATGTACCGTGTTGGAGGTGGAAACATTGGTAACGTATCTGCAAATACTCTTGACACACTGGTGTACGTTCCTTCTCTAACTTACTCTCAAACAACGGCTTTAGCGTCTGCTATCACAGTTATAAACGGTACTGCAGCCTTGGGCGGGTCAGACCCAGAGAGTAACGATGAAATACGAGCTTCTGCACCGTTATCTTTGCGCTCCTCTAACAGAGCTATCACTCTTCAAGACTATGAAGATTTAGCTACAACTGTTACAGGTGTTGGAAAAGCAAAAGCTTATGGTTCAACATGGACGTCTATCACAGTGTACATTGCGCCAAGCCGAAACATAAACGACACAGATATACAGCCAGGCCTTACGGAAGCTGGAACAGTGTCAAATGAGTACACAGAATTGGCAGCTTCTGTAACTGACTACATGTCAGACAAACTACTGATTGGAAGCTCAGTTACTGTTCAGCCACCGTCTTACTCAGACTTAGTTATTACAGTACAGTACGTAAAACAGCCTCAGTACACGCAGACAGAAGTTGATGTCAACATCAAGAAAGCACTGCTATTAGTCTACGGCTACACTGGCATGAACTTCCAAGACACAATATACCCTCAAGATATTGAGTACATTTTGAATCAAACAGAGGGAGTAAAAACAGCAAAGATTGTTTCGTTGTACAAAAACGGCTCAACCATTACTGGAAACACAACCAACGTTAAAGTTGGATATAACCTAGATTCTGCTGCTACAGGTTACATTACCTACACCGTAAACCAACGTCATGCCATGAAAGCTGGCGGAACAGTAACTATTACAGGTCTTTCTGCAACTGGCTTTAACGTATCTAACGCTTCCATTGTAGCTGTTGATGACTACAGAATTGTTGTTGCAAATGCTACTACTGGCACTGCGTCTGGAACAGGGGTGGTGACAGGCCTTGCTCCTTTGAACGGATTTGCAAATGAAATCTTTAGATTTAAAGAGAGCAACATGAACATCGGTGCTTACAGTGGATGATGAACGTAAAGCAATTGGGTTTTTTAGGGGAGTAGTACAAAACAACAGAGACCCTTTAAAGCAGAGACGACTTCAAGTCCTAGTTCCACAAGCTACGGGAGCAGAAGTTACTGATTGGATTTGGCCTGTTGAGCCTCACGGAATTCACACCTCTCAACCTAAAGTTGGTCAGGGAGTTTGGGTATCGTACATATCTGGTGACTCTGAGTATCCAGTTTGGATTGGGTCATTTGGTAAGCACCAAGAAGACAGCAAGCCATACCTAGTGTCTCCGCTTATGAACTCTGTTTCTTTAGCTGGGTTAACAAACTACATCATAGTCTCAGCTGAACCTGACGGAACTCAAGTAGTTGATTTAACGCAAACACTGTTAGCTATGGCAAAAAAACTGGAAAACCATGAACAACGCATCCTTACTTTAGAGTCACAAATGGCAAGTAAAGCGGATGTAAGCCATAGTCATCCAGGACTTTAGCAACTACAGAAGAAGTAAACCAGAGAAAATACAACATTACGATGGAAAGGTAACCCATGGCAGTCTATTACCCAGGGAATATTAAGAACGACTTTAGCTCTAAAGTTGACTTTACAGATACCGTTATTGCTTCCCACATTAACGACCTTCAAGGTGAAGTTACAGCCATTGAAACAACTCTAGGAACCTACCCATTAACAAGCTCTGGTTGGGGCACATCAGGCTTTGATACCACCACAACTACATGGTCAACTGTTAAGGACCGTCTTAATAATATTGAGATTGGTATAGCAAATACTCGTTCTCAAGTAGCAGCTATCTCTGCAGAGACCTTGGCAGGAACAACTTTAAAAAGCACTATCACTGGCTCGTCTTTAGTCTCTTTTGGCACATCACCAGTGTTAAACGACCCAAAGATATATATGAGCATCAATAACAAAACAGCTTCTTACACTGCTGTGCTGTCTGATGCGGATAAGTTAATCACGATGACAGTTGCTGGAGCTAACACATTTTCAATCCCAACTAATGCAACTGCTGCATTTCCTATCGGAACAAGAATTAATGTTGCACAATTTGGAGCTGGCACAACAACCATTTCCGCAGCAACACCTGGAACAACAACAGTCGTTTCAGCGGGTGCAACACCTGCCGCTCCGTACACTCGTATCCAATACGCATCTGCAACTTGCATTAAGACAGGGACTGACAGCTGGTTTGTTCTTGGCGACATCCGATAGGACTTTAAATGGCTAACTACGGTAATGCGGTTTATGGAATATCCAAATACGGTATCAACCCTCTTTTGGCGTACTCCGTTGAGCCAATGGCGCTACTTGTTACAGACTTCCATGAGTCGTACGTGTATTGGCAAACCCCTACAGGAAACTACACTCAAGTAAGATTGGTTCGTAACCAGAGCAGTTACCCAGAGACTGCAGAAGACGGGATTGTTGTCTATGAAGCATCAACAACAGCGCTTACTAAAATAACATTTAATGATGGAGGTGGAGTAGAAGACCTACCTTCAACTCCTGCGCTTGTTCCTGGAAAACCACTTTACTACAGATTGTTCTTATTTACAGATACGCAGACTTGGGTGAATGCGGGCTCTGTTGAAGGCATTGTTCCTACAGACCACAACACAGCAACTAAGTTATTAGAGCTTTTGCCAAGAGTGTTTACCAGTAGGGAACAGAGTCCTCTTTCACCTGTAGATTATGATTCAGCTTTAGCAAAATTTATGGATGCTTATGGGTTTGATTTAGACGAAGCTATAACGTATCTAGACCTATTGCTTCCTGACCACACACGTGTTGCAACAGTTGCTTCTATGCTTCCATTAGAAGTAGCTAATTTTGGACTGTTAAGTGAGCCTGGTTTACCAGTAAAAAATCAAAAACAATTAATTCGTGAAGCTGTGTACATGTATAACAACAAAGGAACTCTAAACGGATTAGGGACCTACATTGAGTCCTTAACGGGGTATGCACCAACTTTGACTGTGTCAAAAAACCTACTGCTTACTCCTCAAGACGGAACTTTTTACAAATCAACAGGTAATTGGGTAGCTACTAACGCAACCATTACCGCAAGTACCGAGCAAGTACCAGCAACAAACACAAACAATATTGACTTAACATACACATGCAAAATTGTTGCGTCTGCAGCAGGTTCAATTAAACTAGGCACAACTGACTCTGTACGTCAAGGAGTCCCAGTGTCGGCTGCAACGTACTACACGTTGTCGGCGCAAATTAAGTCACCTACAAGTGCTGGAACTATAACTCCAAAAATAACTTACTACGACGGTAAGGGAGTTCAAATCAACAGCACTATTTCGGGAACAGCAACTAATGCAACAAATAGCTGGGCACAAACGTCGGTTAGTGCTAGAACCACTAAGAATGTATCTGTATCTGTAGACTCGGCTGTAGGGGCTGCTGGAACGATTACCTACACAACCTCTTCAGACCACAACCTTATTGCTGGAGAAGTGGTGGACATAGACGGGTTTGTTGCACCTGACACTGCATTTAACCTAACTGGAGCAACTATAGACTCTGCTCCAACCTCAACCACATTTACAGTAACTTCTGCTGTTACAGGGACCACCAGTTCCACAGGGTTAGTGACCAACTCAAAGACTGACGCTGTGTACGCGGGTATTGAGCTTGCATGGTCTGCTGCTGGAACGTACTACGTAGATATGGTCTGTGTCCAAGAAGGACAGACAGTTTCCTACGATGAGGCTCGTTCACTTGATATTTTCTTAAACCCTAACAAAACAAACTTTATTAAAAACCCTACGTTTGAAACTAACGTAACAAACAGCTGGACAAAAGTTGGTACAAACCTAACTGTAACTCAAGACGCTGACGAACCAACAGGGTCTTACTCAGGAACCCACAGCGCTAAACTAGTAAACACAAGCGGTTCTTGGTCATTTACCTCTAACTCTTTCCCAATTGACCAAGGTCAGTACTACACCTTTTCTTTTTACAAAAAGGCAACTGCAAATTTTACTCTAACGATTGTAGGAAGAGACACACTGGGAGACGTGGTGTCGGTAGACGCTCCAGCGCCTTACACTGTGGGTTTGTCGGCTGGTTGGGTGCGAGATTACTACACCGTCCTTGTAAGTATAAACTCTGAAATCACTACTTTGGAG